TATATGTTACAGATATATTCGGAATCAAAACGTATTAAAAGTATATTAGCTGACTTATTCAATAATGTTCTTGATATTAATACCAACTTACCTATGTGGACAAGAAACACTTGTAAGTATGGTGATAACTTCGTTTACTTAAAACTAGATCCTGAAAAGGGTGTTGTTGGTTGTATGCAATTACCAAATATTGAAATTGAACGTTTGGAAAGAGGTATGCCGGCTCAAGCAAGTAGACAAAATGTTGATGAACCAGCCGAAAACAAAGGTTTAAGGTTTAAATGGAAAGTTAAAGATATGGAATTTAATTCTTGGGAAATTGCTCACTTCAGATTGTTGGGTGATGATAGAAAACTTCCATATGGTACATCAATGTTGGAAAAGGCAAGACGTATTTGGAAACAACTATTATTGTCTGAAGACGCTATGTTGATATATAGAACATCAAGAGCACCTGAAAGAAGGGTATTCAAAGTGTTCGTAGGTAATATGGATGATAAAGATGTTGAAGCGTATGTACAACGTGTTGCCAATAAATTTAAACGTAGTCAAGTTGTGGATTCGGCAACTGGTAATGTTGATATGAGATTCAATCAGATGGCGGTTGATCAAGATTATTTTATACCTGTCAGAGATGCCACTCAAACAATGCCGATTGAAACTTTGGCGGGTGGTACAAACTTGGGAGAGATTGCGGATATTGAATACATTCAAAAGAAACTATTAACTGCTTTACGAGTACCCAAAGCCTTTTTGGGTTTTGAGGAACCTGTTGGGTCTGGTAAAAATTTATCATTAATTGATATTAGATTTGCTAGGACAATTAATAGAATTCAAAAATCAATGATTGCTGAAATGAATAAGATTGCAATCATACACTTGTTTTTATTAGGGTTTGAGGATGAATTAAATAACTTCACATTAGGATTAACTAATCCTTCAGCTCAAGCTGACTTGTTAAAAGTTGACATATGGAAAGAGAAGTTTGCGGTTTATAAAGAAGCAACAACTGCGGGACAAGAAGGGATTATGCCTGTGTCAATCACATGGGCGAAAAAACATATTCTTGGGTTGTCAGATGAAGAAATTAAGGTTGATTTACAACAACAAAGAATTGAGAGAGCTGTTGGTGCTGAATTGACAAATACTGCGACTATTATTACTAAAACTGGAGTGTTTAGTAATATCGATAAATTATATAGTACTCAGTCAGGAACAACTCAAGGTGGAGGAGCAACACCACCACCACCTCCAGGTGGAGGCGGAGAAGGGGGAGGAGTACCACCACCTCCAGGTGGAGAACCTGAATTAGCACCTGAATCATATAAAAAAGATAATTTAAATATTTTATTGGAAAATGAATCTCTTATTGGATCGGATCAGGTAATTGATTTATCAAGGGTTAAAAATTATTTGGGGGAAATGGAGTACCATTTGAATAAACTTCTTAATGATTGATATTTATAAAAAAAAGATAGAAATGAAATTTGGACTTTTAAAATCAAAAATAGAAAAAAATCTTCTTGAATCATATTCAAAAGGTGAATTCAAAACCGAAATGAAATACTTCAAAAAATTGGTTTTGGAAAATAAAAATATCGGTAAACTCTTTTATTTATATGATGAATTGAATTCCAATAAAGGAATGAATTCTGGTATTGTAAATGACTACATAAATGAATGTATCACAATTTACGAAAATACGATAAATAAAGTAAAAAAGTCTCAATTTGAAGTTTTGGATTATTGGGTTGGTGACATCCAATCTGAAAATCTATATGAATCAATTGATAATCTTTTCTCAACGGATGTATTGAATATTGAGAATAAGATTACTAGTCGCAAATTTATATCTGAATCATTAATTAAACAACCTAAACAAACTAAAGAACCAATTCAACTTCCGATAAGTTCAATGGTTAATTTGGCGAACAAAACAATCAATAACTATATTGAAAATTTGAATGAGTCTGACAAACAAGAATTAATTAAATTCTTGTCAATGGATGAATCAAATATGGAAAAGGATTACCATGTTGTTAAAGAAGATGTTCTTAATAAATTAAAAACAATTAACGAAAACTCTGATATTGAGACATCAACTAAAATACAAGAGACAATATCAAAAATACAATCAGAAAAGTTTGATAAGTTATCTTATTTCAGATTAAAAGGATTGAGGGATAGTATTTAATATTCTTCTGTTGATTTTTTCGTCTGAACATACTTAGCTTTGTTCATTTCATTTCTTCTCAGAATTGATTTTTTGGTAAAGTCTTTTCTGTTTTTTAACTCAGTCATCAACTTAGTTTTGATGACTTTACTTTTAAAAAGCTTTAACGCTTTATCAATTGGTGTTTTACTGTCTACTTTTACTATTATCATATTTAACTAAATTAGATTTATTTTGACTATTAATCAATAATTATCTATTTTTTTCAAAAAAATAAACTTGAAAAAAATATATGAATGAAAAAAGGTAAAACCTCAAAGATACAAGGGTTTAAAATTGCGAAAGTGACGTATGGTACTGTAGATTCAATTGAACTGAAATCAATCTATTTAAATATCCAAACTTGGGTAGAACCTATAAAAGAATCTGACAATTGGAATAGAGTTGTTTTAAACTTATCCAGATCTATTAAACACACAGTTTATAATACAATCAACAATGATTTATTTGAACAAAATTTTATTGTTGATTTGGATTTAAGGTCAAGTGGTTTGATAATGGGGAAAAAATCCTTTCTTAACTTGGAAATCAATTTATTTATTAAACAAAAAGAAATTGATTTTAAATCACAACAAGTAAAAGATTATTTAAAATCTATGGTTAAAAATGTAATAAATCAAAACTTTAACAAAAACGATTTTTTTGTATTTACCCTCACCAAGAAAGATAAAAATCAAATAAATCAATAATCTTTAATATTTATAAAGAAAAATTAAAGATGAGCTTAAGAATTTTAAATCCTGGTGAAACGGGAAAAGGTATATTAATTGAAAATGATGGTTGGGTGTCGCCAACAACGGTGAACAATTCATACATAATGGAATCTAAAACTATGTTAGACCATTCAAAACCATTTGAATTTTATGCCGTTCTACAAAAATATAACACACCAAATAGAAATGGTAGAATTTATCCCGAAAGGATATTAAAAAGAGAAGCCGATCTTTACAAAAAGATGATTCAAAAAGGTACTTCTCTTTCTGAATTAAATCACCCAGAATCATCTTTAATTGATTTAGACAGAGTTTCACACTTAATTACGGAAGTATGGTGGGAAGGTCCAATATTGATGGGTAAATTAAAATTATTAACAAGTCCTGGATTTCATGAACGTGGTATTGTATCCACAAAGGGTGATATGGCGGCGAATTATTTAAGACAGGGTGTTACACTTGGTATTTCATCTCGTGGTGTTGGTTCATTAAAAAAGGTTGGAGAACAAAATGAAGTTCAAGATGATTTTGAATTAATTTGTTTTGATTTGGTGTCTTCTCCTTCAACGCCAGGTGCTTATCTTTTCTTGAATAAAGAGGACAAGCATATGTTTGAAGAAAATCTTGAAGATGATAGAAAGATGGCGGTTGAAAGAAATGTTGGTAGTAATGGAAATAAAACTTTGGACTTAATGAAAAAATTATCTAAATACGGTTTTTAATTTATTGATTTTATATTTGAATTTATCTATGATTGATTATCATATAATTTAAAAAATATTAATCATGGAAGACGGACAAAAATATTTTGTTGCAAAAATTGCTGAAGATTTGATTGACTCTGAAACAGGTAAAATCAAAAAGATTAAATTGGAAAAATTGGTTATGGGGTATACCCCAACTGATGTTGAAGCCAAAATAACCAAGATTTATGAACATTACACAACTGATTGGCGTATTACAGCAATCGTTGAAAGTAAAATAGACGAGGTGATTGAATAATCAAATTTCAGAAAAAATGTGAAAAGGAGAGTAGAAATACTCTCCTTTTTTTATTTTATCAAAATACTAATATTTATAATAAATAAAAAAATTAATTTGTTGAATACCTTAAAAAGGTTTTTTTAACAAATGATAATATTTATATAAAAATCAAAAAAACAAAAAATGGCACAAGACAAATCAATTTTAGAAGAGGCAATCATCCAAATGAAAAATTTGGAAGAAGCGGTTGCTGAAAATGCAAAAGGAATACTTGGTTCAGTAATGAGTAAAGAAATCAAAGAATTGGTAAAAGAATCTCTTCTTGAACAAGATGATGAGATTGAAGATGAAGAAGAGGAAATAGAAGTTGATGACATGGAAGATGAACCTATGGACATGGAAGATGAACCTATGGACATGGAAGACGATGATATGTCAGAACCTGATATGGAATCACCCGACACAATTGACTTAACTAACGCACCAACATCTCAAGTTCTAAAAGTTTTTAAACTTATGGGTCCTGAAGATGAAATCGTTGTTACTAAAGACGGTTCTCAAAATATCAATTTAAAAGATACTGGAACTGGCAAAGAGTATATGATTATGAGTGAAAGTGAAGTTGAGTTTGATGAAATGTGGGAAATGGCAGGTGCCGATTATATGGAAGAGGAAGAAAACATGGATATGACTGAAATGTACGATGAAGAAGACATGGAAGAAGAAAACATGGATATGACTGAAATGTACGATGAAG